GCCAGGATTCTTTATCTTCGTAAAGATAGATTTATTGTAGTGAAAACTGATTGTATCTACAATTGCTGAAGAAATTGCGGAGAATACGATTAATGTTGCGGAGAATAGAATCATCTTTCTTTAATAAATTGCATAAAAAATGCTGTTAACGTAGCAACTGGTAGTGCTGTAATGAATAAAGCAAATGCAAGACCGCTATTTTCTCTATTAAAGTCAAAAATCATAACCATTGTTACGATTGCAAAAATACTAAATATTATTCCTAAAATGTTAACTGTTTGATTCATCTGATGCTATATTATATGCGTAATGTAATTTATCTAATTGATTCTGAAAAGTAAAGGGATTAGGATGTAGTATTATACTAATCCTTATACCCTTCTTAAAGTAGATGTAGTTTTGCACAACTGCAATCATTTCATCTAACGAAATATATCCTTTATTCATAAAAAGTAACTTTTTTACAAAAATAATTCATGATCGTCTAAAAGTTCATGCAATTTATCACGTACTTTTTCGGCAAACTCCATATCTTCATCATTGTCTGAATGCTTATACTTATTTCTGTAGTAATTGTCTAATTCGATAACTAACATATGCCATTTACTACCATTCATGCAGTCTTTAATCTCTTCTGCATCTTCAAGGCTATCAAATTCTAATATTATCTTACTCATAATTTAAGGTTATATGTTTAAATTTTAATTTTATTTTAAGGCTATGTCCTTAAAGGTTGTTTTGATTAATTAAAGAAGTAAGGCTTTATAACTTTATTTGAAGAATTTGTATCTATATGTTGAACAACAAATCCGCTTCTACCTTTCTTAAAATTGGTTTGTATCCATTCGGATGAAGGGCTAAATGCTGGATAATTAAAATAATGAAAATCATCACTACTACACATATCAAATAAGCATTGGTGACTATCTCCTTTGCTAAACTCTATATGCTTTGATGTTTTGTATATGTCATTATGTTTCAAAAACTGATCTATCTTTTCTATAGATTTAGGATCTAATTGAGGTTTAAAGCCAAATTTTAAATTTCTAGAATCTTTTCCATGCGTAAGAACAAAACAATGCTCTCCAATGTTATACCAATTAATGAATTTCTTCATATTATTCACCTCAACGTTTGAATATTTATGATCTATAATGCTTTTAAATGCGCTATTTACAACATATCCAAAGTCTCCTGAATGATTATCTTCGCATATATTATTGAATATAACATATTTATATTCTTTAGCTAATAAATCTGCTAACATTACCTTAATTCTGACTCCAGCATCAAAGCATTCTTGATTAGTCATATTCTGTGGTAGTTTGTGACCTTTACGAGTAGTTTCTCCATCCCAACCATCCATATAGTCACCTAATTCATCTATATATATTATGTCAGACTGCTTGTTTTGTATTACATAGTTAGCCATTTCCATAACTCTATCTACTAATACACTTTCAGACCATTCTGTAGCATACATAGCCAGCTCCTTTCTTGAAGCATCCATTCCTACGTGAACATCTGTCCATACAAGTCTATCTACATAATTTACTTTTGGCTTACTTATCTTTTTAAGTATTTTTTTAGTGGTAGAACATTCTTTAACTATTCGATTGAAATCTATATTTTCTAACGGATTAGTCTTCTCATCAACCTTAATTGAATACCTCTTTGACTTGTGCCAGAACATACTGACTTTAGACGGATCGATTCCTTCTTTATCACACTCATCTAAAAAACCTGAATCACCTGTGAGAGTTTTTAGGTATCTTATTACTAATATTCTAATAGAATGAACATTATCATTCTTTGTCTCCTTGGATATAATCCTGGCTATCTCTGACTTATTAGTCAAGCCTTCTTTATAAAGCTCAATGGCTCTATCCTTGATACTCATATTGAATTGTTTTGGTTATGTCTCGTAAGACTAAATTAAATTTCTTGATTATCTCCTGTACTGAATCAAATTCCTTATCAATAAGACCTTCATATAGTTCTGCTGAAAGATCGTTCACTTCCTGCATCGTAGAATTTACATAATTAACAAAATCGCCCTGCATATTTTTAAATATTAACAGGGCGAATATACTATTTTTTATTTAGTTGAGAAAGCTTTTTCTTAATTTCTTTCTCTTTTTCCTTATTTCCTTGAGCTTTATAGTACTCAAGACAGGTGTTTAATGTTTTAATCAGGTATTCCATAACTAAATTTTACGTTGGTTACTTTAAACTTATATGTGAATAAATTAACATCTTTAATTCTATCTCCAAATAATGACTTAATTATTCTATTCTTGTATTCCTCTTTTACGTTCATATTTTCATCAAGAGTTATTGGATATCTATCACAAAATGCTGTAATCTTATCTATCTTTCTTCTGAATATTCTTGAGGCTTCTATATGAACATCTGCAATATATAGGTTATATTTCCCCATTTATCTAATTGTACAAATTATTTATTTAATGGTTCTACTTCATTCTTAAATCTATGTCCTTGCTCTTCTAAATACAATTCTAAAACATGAATAGATTTTTTAATATCAGAGATAAACTCTCCTTTCTTCTCTGATCTCTCTACTCTTTTAACTATTTCGAATAAATATGGATTCCAGCCTCTCTCTAAAGCAACCTTATATAAAGTTCCATTCTTATTATCGTAGTGCGCTGGAGTATTTAACCAATCCTGATATTTAATATCGCTATCAGTATGTAGTTCAAAATACTTTTTAGGGATATAATTTCCCATTACATAAACATTACTAAAATAGTTGTTCCAATCTACTTGGTACTTATGATTCATAAATACTCCTTGTCCTTCGAATAGTTGTGTCTTACATACTACCCATCTCTTTCCATTCTCCGTCATATAATTTAACTTTTAATCCATGTTCTTTAATTTCTTTTGCTCTATAGTTCTGCAATGCTCTAGGCTTCTTTCCTTGTTGTTTTACCTCAACAAAAAGAACATCTGCATTCTTAGGTATCGCTATTAAGTCAGGTATACCAGGTTTATTGGTAACACCTAACTTTATAACGTAATATCCATCTTTCTCAAGACTTTTAATTAGTTTTGCTTGTATCTTGCTCTCAAGCATTATTTAAGTCTTTTAATGTATTTAAATGCGTAATCTTTTGTATTTATCTTAACTAAGTAAGGATAATCTTGTTTTTTTATATACTTAACAAATTCGCAAATATACCATTCTCCTGAATTATCACTAGCCATAACTTCTTCTCCAACTTCAGGAAATTCAATAGGTCGTTCTTGACTAAAACCTTGTAAAGTGTATTCGGTGAATGATAATAGTGGTAATTTGCCTTCAAAAAACTCTGTTCCTTTATTGCTAAATCTAATTGATCCATTATCTGTGAATTTAACTATCACAGGAAATGAAAAATTGTCTCTTATTTCAATTACTTCTCCCCATCCATACTCTATATGGAATACTTTGTCTCCTTCTTTAAATACTGTTTTTTCCATTAAATTTAATATTTGATACGCTAAGATAAGGCAAAACTTTTGATAAATCAGCCTTTCTTAAAAAATTATTTTTATTATCTACAACATCTATGTTGGTTATTACTATTGTACTGCCTTCAGTTCTGTAGTCAGTTATGACTAAATTAGGTCTTTCAAGGTCAAATACATCTATTAGTTCATCTATCATTTTATATTATAATCCTTCTTAAAAATATTACTACTATACTTATCTTTTTTCTTTACAACTTTATATATTTTTTCCTCTATTCCGTTCTCACTAAATAACCAAACAACATTGTTCTCAGGTCTATCCAGGGTAGTCATTCGGTCCACGCCTTGTATGTAGCTGACGTTTGAATGCTGTATGTTAAACATTATCAAAATATCGGCATTACGTAATGATATTCCCTCTCTAGAACTCACTATCTGTCCGACAAAATGCTTGTCGGTAGAATTAAACTCATCAAGATCGTTTGTCAAGTTTTCAGGTCCTAATACTTGACTTAACAAATTAAGCTCTTCTTTGAATACGTATAATATTGCTAACTTTTTACCTTTAAAATTATCTCTTATGTATTCAGCCTTGCTTGTGTCAAGAACAACTGAACTTCCGCTCTCTAGTTTGCACGTTCCAGAATAAACTTGATGTAGTTTTTGCATTAGCTTTGCAGCTGTATCTGCTAATATAATATCAGTCTTACCTTCAAACACCCTGTCAACAAGTAATGTGTCAGCTATCCTGTAAGTTTGAGGCTTCATTTTGACGTATATTATTTCTTCAGTTATCTTAGATTTAAAGCCTGATTGTTCCTGAGTAAATGTTACTATGTGTTTTACGGTATCCCTCATTATTTTATCTTCTAATCCATGAGAATAATCGTTACACAGATGTGATCCAATTCTCTTCTGTTTCACACTCACATAATCTTTAGTCCATGCATAAAAGTTTTTGTATTCTTTCCATGGGCTATTTACCGATACCCAAAATTGATGAAATAATTGACTGAATGATTCTGGAGACATTGTTCCTGACAGAAAAATTAAAGGCTTAGACTTAAATCTTGATTTTAAATCAACAGCTATCTTAGAAGGTTTAGGAAACCCACCTAATCTGTGAGCTTCATCCTGTATAACTACATCAAAATCATCATCCATCATTTTATGTAAAGACTCATTATTGGTTACAATTAACTCAAATGAATTTGAATAATTAAAATCATTGTAGTCTCCAATTATACTATTAACAGCTTTCTTTTTTGTAAGAAATAAAACTTTTTTAGCTCCAAACAACTTACAAGTTTCTAAACTTATTAAAGTTTTCCCACAACGAACTTGTATTGAGTAATATGTTATACCTGTGTTTTTAAGTATTTCACAACCTTTACTAGCGCAGTCTACTTGGTAGTCTCTTAAAATCTTTATACCCATTCTTTATAAGTTTTATTATTCACTACTCTATATATAGTATTCAATTTAACATTGAATAATTTAGATAATTCCAATAAATTTCCTCCGATACCTTTTTTGAAAATAGATCTTATAGATAATACATTTTCTTTAGAAAGAATTCTATTATGATTCTTTTTGCCTAATATTTCATAAGAATGTTTTTCGTTTTCTTTATATGTGCACCATTCTAAATTTGATGCTATATTATTACTAGGGTTTCCATCTATATGATTAACGCAAGGCTTATTTTCTGGATTGGATATAAAGTAATAAGCCACAAGTCTATGAACTTGAAATCTTTTTGGTTTATTATTTTTACATAAAGTAACCCTTTTATAAAACCCCTTTAAATTTCCTTTATTGTTCTCAAGCTTAAGAATTTTTTCTTTGTAATTACACACTTGTCCGTTTTGATATATTATTTTGCAAGATACTCTTCTTACATTTCCTAAATTAGACACTTCATAATTCTCAAAGTTTACTACTTTTTTCCAAATTTCTTCCATAAAAGACAAAAACCTTAATGTTTTCGAGGTCGCAGTTCTCTACTCACATTAAGGTCTTTTTAAAAATATTTTACATTGCAGCTGCGACTCTACAGAAACAAAGATAATAATTATTTTAAAACATTTTACTCTGTTCAACTTCTTTTCTTTTAAATTCAATCATCTTAATATTGCCTGTTCTTGAATGCTCAGGTCTTTGTCCGAAAGCATAATCACCATAGGCATCTATCCATTTACTGAACCTTACCATTGGAATAGCATACTTACCTCTAGATCCGAAATCAGGATTATCTTGAGTGAATTGATTATAGATATCTTGCATTGAAGACTGATATCCTGGTCTCATCATTTTATTATCCTTATCTGTAGCCCATTCGTAGAAATCCATAGATGTCTCAGCAACAAACTTTCTTGTATCAAGGTTTTTGAAATCACTTTCAACGAATCCTTTATCTAACCATTTCTGTAGGTTTGATATCATATAGTTGTCGAATCTTAACCATTCTTCTTTACTCCATGCCTTAAACAATACGTGTCCAAACTCATCTTCAGGAGTAAAGTTTTTATTGTAATACTGAGCTAATTCAAGCTCCCATTTACGTCTCTCAAATGAATTACCAGCACCTCTTATGGCGTAATTGGTAGTGATAATAATCTTCGGTGACTTCTCAAAAGGTATATGTATTGCATCTTTGTTCTTCTTTTCTAAAGTCATTCCTTCAGTAATCACAGAGAATAACTTCTCAAAAGGCATATTCCTATTAACGTCATCAAAAAGTAATAACTGAGTAGATGCCTGAACTAACTGATAAGGAAAAGATCCGCTCGGATTGAATGACTTACCATCAATCGTTACTTGGTTTCGCATATATCCTAATGACTTACAGAATATACCTTTACCAGTTCCACCTTCAGGATTATCAGATATAACCTCATCATTTAGAATAACAGCAGGGCTATACTCAGGTGGCTTATATCCATGCATCAAATAACCAATCGTTGACTCCATCGAATCACATCTTTGTTTATTGTTAGATGAGATATTACCTATAAATCTTTGAAATACACATCCTTCATAGTCAGTTATATCAAAGTTCCTTTGTATCTTCTGAGCGTTCCAAACAAAGCCATCAAGTTCTTCATAAGGTATTGTCTCAATATTGTTCTTAGTTACCTTTACAGCGCAATTAAGATAGTATAAGTATGAGGTATACTTATCGTCTTGTAATGACTTTGGCTCTATTTGTTTAAGCATAGTTAAATGGTCTGATTTAAATAACTTTGTTTTCTCTGAGAAATAGTTGAAGACAGACATATCTTCTAGTTCGTATAACTCATCTAATGTAATTGTCTTTATGTTGTCCTCATTAGCGTCAAACATAACATTGTCATGGAACTTAACAAAGATGAAATTATCAGATCCTTCAGGATAAAATTTAAAATAACCTTTGTGCTGTAGGTATTCTTTAAATAAATGGTTAACGTGATTTATCTTTCCCTTGCTATCTTTTGTCCAGAACTCATGCATTTGCTGATGTTCTTCTTCATAGTCAACAATCTCTTCAATTAATTCTTTAGGAACTGAAGATAAGACTTTAGCTATATCGCTCTTTGGAACATTATTCTTAACCATTGATTTTATGCTATCCATCTTTCTGTCATCCTCAAAGAATTTACTTCCATGTACATCTTGTTTGTTGTTGTAAACAGAACGAACTACACCTCTAATCTCTGTCTCTTTTCCTCCTTCATCATATCGAAGGCATAATTGTTCTGCTTCTGACATTGGAAAACCAAAGTCATTAAATGCTGCTGCTAATATGTACAGATTATTGTTCTTCTGACCTTGCACCATTCCATGATGACGTTCCCACCATGATGTAAGTCTTTTGATGATTTCACTCTCATCTTCAAGCTTGATGTATGGCTTTGCTTTCTTATATTCATACTGCTCGTAATCTATATTTTTAAGCGTAGTGAATGTCTCGCTATTCTCATTAACATAAATATCAGGATCGTATGACTCGTAGCAAATTCTTGATTCATTCTTACATGACTTATCAAACTTTGGAGAGTTGTAATGGTCCTGCAAAGATTCAAAATAGTTACGATGATTAACTTTATCAGCTGGAATCTTTACTAGTACCTTTAACCCATCCCCAGAAGGAGACGTAAATACAGAGTAGGTGTATGGATCTATTTGTAGTTGGTGTCTATAGTCCAACATTTCCCATTCGTCATTAAATCCATCAAAATCAATACAGATAACTCCGCTATGTTGTACCATAGCATCATCCTTTCTTTCGGAAAACTTACCTGAGAAAAGAATAGCAGGTAGCCCTTTCTTTAATAAATTTCTACCTGCTTTACTATCTTCTTGTCTGATTTTTTCAACTAACTCCCTGGACTTTCCATTTCTAATTCTTTCTATTGCCTTTCCTATATCGACATAGAACGGCTGACTTACATCTTGTAAGGTCTTAAAATAAGTAACTTCCATTTGCTTTAGTTTTAATTGTCATAGAGTAGGGAATCGAACCCACTTTTAGCAACCATATAGGATTCGGACTACCACTCCTCATTACGCTCACTCTATGTGGACGCGTCTCTCCGCGTTTGTCACCTCTCGCATTTTGCGCATCAATTAGGATTTGCTTCCTAAAAGCTTTTCCTCTTATCTATTATAGCTGCAACCAAGGTCCTCACTACTCGTAGTCAGGATAAGAATCACCCTATCCTGACTTATAACCTTCTGATTATCAGAAAGGTAAAGAATCTTCATCTTCTGCTGTTGCAGCTGTTGGTGCTGAAGGCATAGTAATTGGTTGAGCTACTGCTTGTACAGGCTGACCTACTGATTCGATTCTAAAGCATTCTAATGTATTAAAATACTTCTCTTCACCTTGTGGACTAACCCAAACTCTTCCTTTAGTATTGAAAGATACCTCAACCTGTTGTCCAACTCCAAATGCATCAAGGATGTCAACTTTATCCTTTACAATTTGAAACAAAATGTCTTGAGGATACATACTTGAATTGTCAGTTAGAACAAATTCTCTTTTTGAAAATTTCTCAGTTACTTGAACTGTTGGGTTAATCACTTTAACCACTCCATTTAATTTAAACATACTATTTATTATTTAATTTGTTACGATATATATTGGCATATTCTAAGGCTGCCTTTAACCTTTTTTCAATGTGTAGCTTATCTTCTATTGTAAGTTCTACATTAACTATAGTAACTCTGAGATTGTCTTCTAGATCATCAACGTAATGCAAACTTTCTTCATCCCATTCATTCAATAAATCTTCAGGAGTATTTACTAACACAAATGCGACCTCTCCTCGTGTCCACTCTTCACCAGTCATCACACTCATCATGTATAAATATGACTTTACCTGCCATTCGTAAGTTGAGTTCTTAGCTTGTTCAGGAAGCTTTGGAAATGTTGATTTATCCCATGAAGACTTGATATCAATTACTTTTCTTTCAGGTATACTCACAATATCAGGATGTCCTGATAATAAATCTATAGATAGTTCTGCATACTTATCTCCTTCAACTAATTTTTTGTAGTCAGTAAAGAATAATCTATTGTAAACCTCGATCGATTCATCCTCTACTCTTGTGCCTTTGTCAGTTTGTTTACTACTGAATGACTGCTTATATTTGTAAACCTCTTGTTCTACAATACTCTCTACTAAACTCTTTGCTCCTTGAGATAATTCGATAGGTGCATCACGTTTAGCAATTAGTTCGTCTCTCTTCTCTGCTTGTTTCTCAGTTAACTTGATTTTATTCAATAAGTCATTCAAGTCTCTCTGCTGAATAGCAGTCAGTCCGTCATTCCCTAAGAACAACGGAGCTACTGATGATGCTCTAAATTTCATTTAATTGTTTTAATTGTTCGCCTGTTAATGATCTTGTTTCGATTAACTTTTCTTTAGTCATTACACCTTTACTAACTGCGTCTAGTGCTTTTGGAAACTCTGAATCAGCGATAGGTTTCTTTGTTGTTTGTTGCACAGGTACAGGTCTGCTTGAGAATCTTAGTGCTGGTACAAGACCTTCAGGTGATTTAACTGTTTCTACAGTAAGGAGGATAGATTTATTTAAGAACTGCTCCATTTCAAATGTCTTAAAAAATGTCTCAAGACGTTTGAAGTTTGTTCTATTACACACCATAGGTTTGTTGAATTCTTTCAACTTAGCAAATATCTTCTGCTCTTTTCCCATTGAACCTACCATTTCTCCTTGGTAGAACTTTTCAATGTGAACTACTACTGGGACGAACTTTCCATCTTTCTCTAAGTCATGGCTACCGATAGTCTTATCGTCAGCAAATTGTTTTCTCCAATGCATATAATTTAATTTTAAGGGTTACAAACATAGTAATTAAAAAGGATATTCAATTACTTTTAATTATTTTTTTTCTGAATGACAAATCATTCGTAATAACATATAATTTTACTTAACGTATGATTAGTCATACTACTTAGTCATAAAACTTACTGCGCTACTGCTTCCTGACATATTGAATTCAAATACAGATGAAGCGCAGAATGTATCGTTTACTCTTATTTTGACTCTCGATGATCTTTTGAATGCATTCAAATAAGGTTCTACAAGAATATCAGGAGTAAAGAATACTGTCTCTCTATCGTCAGATGTTGCTCCAGTAAACTGAAAGATTTCTTTAGTTCCGTCTGAAAATATAAATACAACATCTACTACAGGCATTTCTGTGCAAGTATAAGCATTCTGAATGTAAAATGCTAATTCTCCATCAGCATCTTCTAATTTCAATAAAGATCCATCAGATGATCTATTGTATGCTATTCTGTATGCTGCGTCAAAATCATTATTGACTGTCTTGTTTACCCATTGTCCGAAACTTAACGTTGTTGTAAGGGTTGCTACTGCTAAAATTAATTTTTTCATTTTTGTTTTGTTTTATAAATTTTTCTTTTCATTTCTATTATCTTCACTTTATTAAGGTCTAGTCCATTTCTGAAGAGCTGTCCTAACTTTATTATCAATGCAGGATTGTCACACTCACTAACCTGTTTAGATAGCTCTTGATATGACTGCATTAATTTAACTGACAGCATA